CAATGCTATTGTTGAGCCAATTGTATTTGAAGATGGATTCTTACACGTACCTAAAAATAATCAAGTACTTCAAAAGTTCATGGACTTACATCCAGGGAAAGGAAGAGTATTTGTTGAGGTTAATAAAGCAAAAGAAGCTGCAGAGCTTGTAGAAGACTTAAACTTAGAAGTAGATGCTTTAATAGAAGCTAGACAGTTAACGGTTGAACAAGTTGAAAACGTAGCTAGAGTGTTATTTCAAAAAGATGTTTCTAAAGTTACGACTGCAGAACTCAAAAGAGATATATTAATTTTTGCTAAGCAACAACCAGCAGGTTTTATGAATTTATTAAAAGACCCTGCTCTTAAGTTTAACGCTACTATTCAAAACATATTAGATAAAAACTTAATACAGCTTAGAAATAATAAAAAAGAAGTGTGGTTTAATACAGCCTCTAATAAAAAGAAGATGTGTAATATACCATACGGGGAAGACCCGCTTTTTATTATTGCAAGTTATTTTGAAAGCGACGAAGGTTTAGAGTCTTATAAGCATTTAAAAGCGTTAGCAAAAAATTCGTAACTTTGCCGTAAGTTTAACTATTAATTTTTTTACAATGCAAAAATTTTTAAATATCCCAGTAACTAATGAGCAAAACCAATTGGTAGCCGTTAGCGGAATTGTATTAATAGAGCAAGCATCTACTACTACAGTAACAATTACTTATAGAGGTGGTCAAGTAACCACTATTACTCACGCAACAGCAGGTGCGGGAGATGAAACGGAAAGAGATGCAATTCAAGACGCAGTTGTGGCAGCACTAACTACTTCTTGGACAAACCCAGCGTATAGTGTAGATGACCTACCTTATGCTGTAAGTGGAATTGCAGTCGCATAACGATTTAATCCTTCCTTTACTATCGACAGCGAGAAAGCACCTAAATCCTAGGTGCTTTTTTATTTTATGTATCTTTGTAAAAAGATTTTCAAATGATAAATTCTGTAAGAAATACTGTACTTGCTATTATCAACAAGAATAATTACGGTTATATATCGCCCAGTGATTTTAACTTGTTTGCAAAACAAGCTCAGCTAGATATATTTGACGAATATTTTATAAGATATAATCAGCAAATAAATGAAGAAAACGCTAGAATATCGGGAACAGGATATGCTGATATTAAAAAAGGATACGAAGAAGTAATAGACACTTTTTCTATTACATCTTTTTTAACTCAGAAAACACAAAATGTTTTCTTTTTACCATCACAATCTACAACAGGTTCTGATTATTATTTACTTAATAAAGTTTTATGTTTTTCTGGAGGTGTTTTAAAAGGAGAAGCAGAGAAGGTTACACACAGCAAAATAACTATGTTAAATAGTTCACTGCTTACATCTCCTTCTACTATATTTCCTGCTTATACACAAGAAGCTTCAGAGATTACAATTTATCCTAATACTTTTAATGGGTTAAATGATGTTCAAGCTCAATATGTAAGATATCCAAAAGACCCTAAGTGGACATACGTAACCCTTTATGGAGGCGAACCTTTGTTTGACCAGACGCAAAATGATTATCAAGACTTTGAGCTACCTATTGATGATTCAAATAATTTAGTAGCTAAGATATTACAGTACGCTGGTATATCAATAAGAGAAGCTGACGTGTTTCAGTTTGGACAAGTGGAAGAACAACAACAAAATAGAACTGATATTTAATTATGGCTTATATAAATCAAAAAAAATATTATACAAATGACGGTGTAAACCCTACTGATTCTAACTGGGGTTCATATCAATACGTTAGTTTAGAAGATATTATTAAAAATTTTCAGTTGATGTATGCTGGCAATCATGCCTTAATAAATAACTCAAATAGATTTAAAATATTATTTCACGCAAAACGTGGTATACAAGAACTTAATTATGATGCTTTTAAAGAAATAAAAGCTTTGGAATTAAAAGTATATGATGACCTGCGATTTGTTTTACCTCCTGATTATGTAAACTGGGTAAAGCTTTATTTATTAAAAGATAACGTGTTAAGAGAATTAACCGAAAATATTCAAGTGCAATCAGCAGTTTCTTTTATTCAATCTGCTACAGCTTCATTTACTTATGATAGTGATAATAATGCAACAGTTGTTGATTCTAATTTAGATACCGAAAGAAAAGATGGCTCGCTTAGAAGTATATATTTAAATGATGAGATAGATGAAAACGTAAACCCTAACGTTTATAATTACGATGCCGATATATATAATTACAGAATAGGAGCTAGATATGGTTTGGAAACTGAAACAGCTAACATAAATCCTACATTTACTATAGATAAAAAAGCTGGTGTTATTAATTTTGATTCTACCATGGCCAACCAACAATGTGTTTTACAATATATATCCGATGGTATGGAAAATGGTGATGACTCACAAATTAGTGTAAATAAATTATTTGAAGAATACATTTATGCTTACATACAATATGCTATTTTAAATAGTAAATTTGGAGTGCAAGAGTATATCGTTAATAGAGCAAGAAAAAACAAACAAGCTTTATTAAGAAATGCTAAAATCAGATTAAGTAACATTCACCCAAGTAGATTGCTTATGAATCTTAGAGGTGAAGATAAGTGGATAAAATAAAATGGCAAACATTCAAAGAAATTTTATAAGAGGGCGTATGAATAAAAGCCTTGATGAAAGGCTTGTCCCGAATGGAGAGTATGTAGATGCTTTGAATGTAAGGCTAGGTTCTACTGAAGAATCAGAAATAGGAGCGGTTGAAAATTCTAAAGGTAATATACCATTAACAGAACTTCAATACGTAGATGGAACTAAATTAAGTTCTCAGGCAAAATGTATTGGTGCTTTTGAAGATGGAGCTCAGCTTGTAATATATTGGTTTGTCCACGACCCAGCATTTACTCAAGGAGCTACAGGTAAATTAGATATGATAGTTTCTTATGATGTAGAAACTGGAGAGCTTATTTATCACGTTATTAGTATAGATGATGGAAATGGTATAAACACTACACTAAACTTCAATCCAAACTTTTTAATAACTGGTGTTGACAAAATAGAAAACCTTTTGTTTTTTACTGACAACACTAACCCTCCAAGAGTTATAAATATTAATAAAAATTATGGAGACCCTAGGCCAGCGGTATTAACAGATGATTTTAATCAAGACGATATACTTGTAATAAAAAAACCACCGACTAGCGCTCCAACTATAGAGCCTTTTAATGTAACAGGTATTACAGATGCTTATCTTGAAGATAAGTTTATTTGTTTTGGTTACAGATATAAATACGAAAACAATGAGTATTCTGCTATTTCTCAATTTTCAGAACCTTCATTTACGCCAGGTCAATTTGATTTTAGTTCAAACAGCTATTTGAATGAAGGCATGGTTAATATTACCAACGCATGTAATATTACTTTTAACACAGGAAGCAGCAAAGTTATTGAGGTGCAACTTGTTTTTAAGGAAGCCAATTCTGACACAATTAAAATTATTGAAAGTTTTAATAAAAAAGAATATGGATGGTTAGACAACGCAAATCAAACTAGAGCATTTACAAATAGAAAAATATTTTCAGTCTTACCTGACTCAGAAATATTTAGAACTTTTGATAACGTACCGCAAAAAGCAAAAGCTCAAACATTAATGGGTAACAGATTGGTATATGGTAACTATGTAGAGGGTTATGATTTTAAAACTGCAGCAGGGTCAAGGGTTAATTTTGAGTTTACAGCCACTACAAAATCAGAAGACATTAATTATACTAGTGTTCCAGATAACGCAACACTGGGCGATACATATACAATAGATTTTACTCCAGCAACCGGACACACTCAAAATGTAGATGACAGTGAGATAAGTATTGATTTTTCTTTATTAGAAGCTAGAGTAAGTCCGATTACAGGAGCTCAAATTCCTAGTCAGTTAGTCGCAGGCACAACCATTACTTTTACTTTTGGAATTGCTTACGGCGCAGACCATATTTCTACAGGGCCAGCTGTCGTGCCTCCAACAGAAATTTACTTTTTAACATGGAGTTATACATTAATAAAAAGTTATGCAACAATTTATGATTTAGCTACTGACACTGACTTCCAAGAAAAAATTGGAACAGCAACAAGTATTCAAACTGTAGCTAACGCAGGTAATGGTTCTACGTTGACAGATGTATTTAACCAAACAATACCTCAAGCTTTTGATTCTAATTATAACACATTGAACCAAACAGGTAGAACTTCTGCAACTGCTGTTGCTCCTGCTAAAGGAGAGCCATTAGGTTTGAGTATAAATGGGCCATCTGCAAAAAGTATAGAGATACAGTTAAACGCAGCTATATATAATGTGTCTGGGGTAAATCCTATGATTGCATATTGGAGATTTTCAAGCGCTGCAGTAACAGCTCAAACATCTCCTACAATAGAAAGTTTACATAGTAATAGAGGTTATGAAATAGGAATGGTGTATATGGATGATTACAATAGAGCTTCCACTGCTCAAGTAAGTCCATTAAATTCTGTTAACCTGCCATGTGGTTTATCTGACAAAAGAAACTACATTCAGGTTGAAATACCTACAAACCAAATAGCGCCAAGCTGGGCAACTAAATATAAATTTGTTATAAAACCTACAGCTACTAACTATCAAACTATATATAGTAACATTGTGTATGCTGAGTCTGGAACTAATTCCAGTTATTTTTTACTAGATGGAGAAAACGCTGCAAAAGTAGAAGCTGGTGATAGTTTAATAGTAAAAGCAGATGCTAGCGGTGTTAGAAATAATTGTACAATAGCAACTGTATTAGAAAAAGAAAATCAACCAGCAGGGTTTATAAAAATATTTGACGCTGCAGGTGCAGAGGTAGAGGTGTTTGGTGGAACGTACATGAAAATTAACGCTTCCAATTTTGTTGCTCAAGAAGGAACGGATGCTATTATAAGTACAGGACCATATAAATCAACTGCAAGAGGCGCGCAGGATACTTATCCAGTAGTAGCTTATCCTTTATTTACAGGAGTAAATACCTCTGGAAGTACTACAGCTTTTAATGTTTATGATGTACCGGTAGGAACTAGAATACAAATGAGTATTGAGTTTACAAGACAAGGAGTCCCAGAAGATGTAGATGCTGCTTGTATGAAAAAAAATTATACGCTTACTAAAACATTGACATCAACAAGGAACTATGCCAATATGAAAGAATGGTGGGAAGGTGATAATGTTGAGCAAATATTAAATGAAGGTGTAGAAGATAAAGCTGATGATGTAACAATATCTAATGATTATATTACCCCTGCAAACTCACAAGCTAGCCCTCCTTATGCTACATCAATTATATATACAGGTCAGTTAACTGGAGCTCAAATAGCTTCTGCAGCTTATTTTGACAGCACAGCAACAAGTCCGAATCAAAAATTTTACTACAGGTTATATGAAGATACTAGCACTCAAGACCCAAGCGGTAATAATTTAATTTATTTATTAGTATCAGGCTCAAGTTCATGTTATAACGGAGGTTCTAACATGTCTCATAGATTATCCAGAGTTGAAGTAAACTTTACAGTATATAGAGCAGACTCAACTTATGTGTTTGAAACACAACCAGAAGAGGCATTGCCAGATGTGTGGTATGAAAACAATGAGTCTTTTGATATAAACGGAGACTTACATTTAGGTAATGTTCAAAATCAATCTAAAGATTCATTTGGCGTTATTAATAAATCTGCTATAGTAAACACAGGGTTTTTCAATTGTTACACTTTTGGAAATGGTGTAGAAAGTAATAAAATAAAAGACTCTATAAAAGGAAAGCAGGTTACGTTAGGGAATAGAATATTTACCACATCGAATGAAGAATATAAAGCAGCTCATAGGTTTGCAGATTTAACTTACAGTGGTGTCTTTAACGATGAATCTAATGTAAATAGATTAAATGAATTTAACCTAGGCCTGTTGAATTTTAAACCATTAGAGGAAACGTATGGAGATGTAGAAATTTTGTTTGCAAGAGAAACCGATATTCTTGTGCTGCAAGAAGATAAAATATCTTACGTGCTAGCTGGTAAAAACTTACTATCAGATTCTACGGGTGGTGGTGATGTTACCTCAGTACCTGAAGTTTTAGGAACACAAATAGCTCGTATCGAAGATTACGGTATTAGTAATCACCCAGAAAGTTTTGCTGAATTTGGAGCTAATAAATATTTTTCAGATGCAAAAAGAAATGTTGTTGTAAAACTGACAGGAAGTTCTGCGCAAGATGAAACATTATCAGTAATATCTAACCAAGGTATGAGAAGTTGGTTTAGAGATTTATTTGCCGAAGCTTCAGCCACTCAGAAACTGGGAGGATATGACCCGTATATGCACGAGTATGTATTTACCTCTAACACTATTGTTAAACCAGAGACTGAGCTTTGTACAGCCTGTGGTGTTACTAAAAATATAACTGTTTTACCTAATCAAGAATTTGTTTATTGTGTAGATATAGGAGAAGATGTAGGCCCACCTTCAAAATTATTCTTTGTAGAAATAGATTACGTTATACCTTTTGAAAATTCTGACTTAATTGTGACAGAGGGAACTGAACAGCAAATTGTAACTGAAGGAGGGGTAGATATTGAAACCGAAGGTCAAGCATCAGGAGTGGGCTATACGATACAAGCTATATATGATGGTGTTACATATACCACTGGTGTTGTATATCAAAGCGGAACTTTAAAGTTTCCAAAACCAAACCCAACTCCAAGTGAAGTAGTTATAATAATATCAACAGATTCGTCAGTAGCGGATACAATTCAAGTAACAGCTAAGTGTCCTGAAGAAGAATTGTTTAGCGTATACAGTGTAACATTAACAACTAATGCTAATGCAGGTCAATTTATACATACTGAATTTAACTGGACAAACAACACAGTAAGTTCACCTACGCAAACCGATTTAGTTACATTTTTAGCTAGTCCTAACGACCCAATAGTTTCTCAATACAGAGAGTTAGAAGGCCCTCAAGGTTCAAACATAATACCTCCAGATGGAGCTACTATAACGATGAGAAGTAATAAAATTAACTTTGATAATTATGTGTTTGACCCAACAGAAAACGAGTTTAGATATTTAAGGACTGACGCTTTATATGAAAACAACTCCACAGATATAAACATTTTATTAGCTGCTTCAGTACAAGCAACTCCTATTAACAGCACTGGAGCTCCTAATCTTTATACTGCTGATTTCGTAATGCCAGCTGGAGGTAGCAAGTTATATTTAATATATGATTTAAGAAATTCTATAGGTCAACAATTATGTTTTTCATCAGGAAGTTTCTTCGAGTCATGTTGTGATTGTACATTTACACCAGCGCCAAGCCCAACACCGTCTCCGACGCCAGCACCATCAATACCAACTTATAATTATTTCATTGGTATAGATTGTGTTAACTTGCAAGCAGTATATTTAAAAGCAAACACAACGTTAGGAGTAGTAGTAGGAAACGAAGTACAATATTCAAGCGGAGGAACAGTGGTAGGATGTGCTTCACTATATGCTACTGGAGGTACAGGTACAAATGGAGAGGTAACAGTTGTGGTTTCAGGATGTGGAGATTCAAGATGTTCAGTATAAATGGTTAACTTTGTAAAATTATAAATGGCGGCAACAACAGGAACATATTATTATAGTTCAGTAAGTTTTTCAACTGCTACTGCGTTGTATTTAGATGCAGCGCTAACTACTTTTGCTCCTGATGGATGGTATTCTGACCAATCAATATATAGACAGCAAGCTTCTGGAGTATTATTTGCAGAGACTTCGTGTCCTAATTGTTTGTCTCCATCACCTAGCCCTATACCAACACCAGCGCCAACAGTAACACCAAGTCCTACGCCTAGCCCTAGTCCTACGCCTAGCCCTAGTCCGACTCCTGCACCAGTTGTTACTTATGATTATAGAGAATATAATCAATGTAGTAGTACAAATACACAAGTATTTAGATTAGTTTCAGGTGGTAGTTTCCCTAATGTATTGGTTTATAGCGGAGTATGTTGGGAAAACCCGTCAGCTACAGGTTCTACTTCAACAGTGGATGCAGCAGGTTTACCTTCGTTTGCTAATTGTGCTTCATGTGTAACACCAACACCAAGCCCAACACCAAGCCCTAGTCCTACGCCATCACCTGTACCAGTAGCATCAACTCAAATATTCTCAACGGATAATGTAAACGCAGGACAAAGCTCATCAGGAGCAGCGTGTCTGGCTCAGACATCAGTTTCTATGTTTACATCAAGAGCTAATGTGGCGTCAATACAAGTAGGAGACGTATTGTATACAAATGCAGGATTAACTAACATATTTAATGGTGGTTTGAAATGGTACGGGGTAACTGACACTACAGGAAAGTATCCTAATTTAGATAGTGGTTTTGCTTTATTGATTAATTCTACGGGAGCAGTAGATGCAATAGTTAATTGTATGACTCCTCCAACACCAGCGCCAGCGCCGACTGCTGCGCCTACTCAAGATGTTGAAATAAGACAGTGTGGTACAACATCGCCAACATATAAAGTGAGAATTTCAGGTACGTCTGGATATATAAACTCACAATCAATAGAAATAACTGGAGCGGCTGCAGGGCCAAATCCAGAGTTTACTGGCGCTACATGTTGGGAAATAATAGATAGTGCGGCGACAACTTATGATTCTACAGTAACTGTTAATTCAGCTTACAGTAGTTGTGGTGGTTGTGCTCCGACTCCTATATATGAATACAATGAATATACTGAGTGTTACACTAACACAACGCAGGTATTTAGAAAACTTACTACAACTTCAAGCTGGCCAAGTGTAGTTAGATATAATGTAAGTGGAAATGATTTATGTTTCTCAAACCCACAATCTACTACTGGAAGCTCTAGCATAAGCGTTGAGTCTCTAACAAGCTTTAATAATTGTTTTGATTGTGAAAGTCCAAGCACATTTAGCACAGCGTTTGCACAGAATGGTTCTGCAACTGATACAGCTGCTTGTGGTATAGCTACAAGTTCTTACATGTTTACAAGTAGAGCAAACGTTGGATTAATACAAACTGGAGATACCATGTATGCTAACTCATCACAATCAACTGTATTTAACGGTGGGTTATTATGGTATGGTGTATCAAATGTTCAGGGTCAAGCGCAACCTGATTATGCACTTCTTATTAACTCTTCTGGAACTGTAAATGCAAAAGTTAGCTGTGCAGCACCAACGCCTACACCAGCACCAACACCAGCGCCTGTAGCAACTCAGAATGTTAGAGTCCAAGATTGTATAACTGGATTGTCTTATGATATTACAATAAATGGAAGTAGTGGATTAATTAATGGTTTAGCGGTGAGATTGTCCGGAGGTGGTGGAAGTTGTCCTACATGGAATGGAACGCAATGTTTTGAAATAACTGCAACAACAGGAATAAGCCCAGTTTGTACAGCTACACTTACAGCTACAACAACTGGAGGTTGTGCGTTTAATAACTTTACTGGATGTACAGGTGCACCTACGCCAGCACCAGTTCCAACGCCAGCTCCAAGTCCGACTCCTTCACCGAGTCCTACACCGAGTCCTACGCCAGCACCTGTAGTATCTAATTACTACTACGCTATTACAAGATGTGACGGTGGCGCAAATACATACACTGAATTAGTGTCATCTTCTGTATTAGCAGTTGGTTCAGCAGCATTAATGGCAGACGGACATTGTTATGAAATACAAGACATACCAGCTGGTATAAATGGAAATGCGCCAGTATCAACACACGCATCATGTGCTCAGTGTAACGCAGGAACACCAACACCGAGTCCGACGCCTAGTCCGACGCCTAGTCCAACGCCTGCGCCAGCTCCAACACCTGCGCCAAGTGCTGCATGTAACGCAGTTAGCTTAGAGTTAGTAGCAACAGTAGGAGATATACTATGTGCTAACTACCAAACATTCTATATGAACACAACAGATTTCTGTACTGCAACAAGACTTGATAGAACAAGTAATTGTGATAGATTAGCATTGCCTGGTTATTATAACACGGGAAGCTTCTACAGATACTGGAACGGAGCAGCATTTACAAGCTCATGTACAAGTACTACTTGTCCATAATCTTTTGTCTTTCAATTTTTTATTTATAACTTTAATTAAATTTAATTAAATCTAATGCAAGAAATAAAAAACTTTCTAACACCTGACGAGTGTCAGGAACTAATTGCTATGATTGATGCAAATCATAGTCGCTCATCTGTTGTTGTTGGTGGAACTGACCGCTCAGATGTAACAGACCACCGAACGTCAAGCACTTCTAACTTAGATGGCAACAGTGGTCTGGTATGGAATATCAAAACAAAAATAGCCAGTCATTTAAATTTAGATGTTAATAAAGGAGAAGCTCTTCAAGGTCAGCTGTATGAGCCAGGACAATATTTTAAACCACATAATGATTTTTTTAGTGGCCCTGCTTACGATATGCACTGTAAAGCATCAGGTAACAGAACACACACCTTAATGATTTATTTAAACGAGGGGTACAAAGGAGGGGGCACACATTTTCCCAAACTAAACAAAACCGTAGAGCCTGAAATAGGTAAAGCTTTATGGTGGGAAAACATGAAAGACGGAAAGTTACAAGAACAATATTTACATGAAGGTGTTACCGTGGATGAAGGGAAAAAATATATAGTTACTTCTTGGTGGAGAGAAAATAGTTGGGATGGAGCTGGAGATGAAAAAATGTTTAATGATTCTAAAATTGAAAAGACTGTTCAAAAAGTAGAAGAGCCTAAGATTATAGAAGAAATGCAAAACAAATCTTACATTGTCAAAGCTAATCAAGTAAATGAAATAAAAGAAAAACCTGCCGTGAAATCATTTAGCAACGCAGAAGATTTTCCAAGATTTACTGATAATGGTTTTGCTTTGATAAAATGTCCCACAGATACATGGAATTTAATCAGAGAGTCTTATGAGCTACTTAAAGATAAATTAGAAAAAGAAGAGTTTGTAGGTAAAGAACAGTTTATTGTAGGAGGAGGTTCTGAGCTTATGTCGTTTGACCATTTGCCTACTGTAAGAACAATGATACACGACCAACTTTTGAAAACTCATCAAGACTGGGTAAATGAGCCATTATTAAAATCATTTATATATGGTATTCGTTCCTACACAAAAGGAGCAACATTAACTTCTCATGTAGACAGAATAGCTACGCACCACATAAGTTCTATAATTATAGTAGACAAAGATTTAGCTTGCGGTTGTTCTAACAAACCAGAGTCTGATGACTGGCCTTTGGATATTCAGGGACATGACGGAGAATGGTATAAAGTATATGCTCAGCCTGGAGATATGATACTTTATGAGTCAGCCGTGTGTGAACACGGAAGGAATGAAGTCTTTGGAGGTACACATTTTAGAAACTTTTACGTACACTATAAGCTTAAAGACTGGGATTATGTCGGATAAATATATTTCTATCGAACCTTGGTGGGCAGGATTTGCTAACGTAAGGATGTCTTTAGAAATAGGTTTAGCTATATCAGAAATCACTGGTAGAAAATTTATTATACCACCTGGTATTTATTTTAACGCTATAAATCCTTGGGATAAAAAAGAAACATACATAAATCCATTTGATATATGGGATGAGAAGGTGTTTAAACAAACTTTTAACACAGTTAATTATTATGATATACCTGAATACGCAGCTTTAAATGGCAAAACATATTTTAGTGGTGTAGATAACATAGCAAAAATAATGTTGTTTAACGGTGAGTATAAAGAATTACATCCTTTGTCTAGTTGCATAGGTTTTGTTTTAACTCATGAAGTAAAAGATATTATTGACTTTACACAATTTTCTCAAGGCAGAAAACAATATAACTTGAAACACGAGGATAAGTTTATTCACTTCCCTCGTAATCTATTTGGTCATTTTTATCACAGTGTGTACGGCTCAACGTTAGAAAAACAAAAAGATATAAAAAATAAAATGCTTCATGGTTTTAAATTTAAAGATGAACATATAAATAAAATAGATTTAGTTAGAAAAGACCTCGGCGAATATAACTCCATTCATGTGAGACGTGGAGATTTTATAGACACCAGACCAGAGACTGTTGGATTGCTGCACGATATACCCTTGTACTTGGATAGGCATTTGTTTAAAAAAGAATTACCACTCTACATTGCAACTGATGAAAAAGATAAATCTATATTTGATTTTTTGAGAAAAGATTATAAGATTTATTTCTTAGATGATTTTATACAAGACTTAACACCCCTGACCGCTACTATATATGACCAACTAATTCCTAGTTACTCCTTTCAGTTTTTAGGAAGCGTAATGTCTACCTTTACAGATTACATTCATGTAAACAGAGCAAGCTTAGGGATGTTTACAAACCCTAGAGTAGGATGTAATTTTGATAAAGTAGAATTAATGTACGATAAATATCCATGGGAAGAAGAAGAGTGGAGTTGGCAACATCTATACCGTTACTATTGGGATGAATAAAATATTTATAAATATTGCTGCGTACAAAGACCCTGATTTAATCAATACAATAAACGACGCTTTTACCAAAGCAAAATATCCTAAAAGAGTTTACATAGGTGTAAGCGAACAAACAAAAACACCAGCTAATTTTTTAAATAACATTTCAAATGTAAGATATAAGTTTACTCCATATACGTTTGGAAAAGGAACAGGATACCATCGCAACGAGATATATAAAGAGTTATATGAAGGCGAAGATTTTTGTCTTACTGTAGATAGTCATTGCAGGTTTAAAAAGGATTGGGACGAACTATATATAAATGCTTTGTTGTCAAGAGGCGAAAATGTAGTGTTGACAGGGTTTCCACCTAACTTTGATTTTGATGAGGACTATGATTATTATACAAAAGAAAGACCTCATAACACTTATAATGTTATATCACATTTAACAGATGATTATCACATGAGAGGAAAAGGTATAGGGGTACAAGATGATTTCAAAGAGACTGCGGTTGTTAGTGGCTCTAATACTTTTTCGACTGGAGCTTTTACTCAGTTGTCATTGTATAATGAATATCTTCACCCGTTTTTAGACCAAGAGATAACTAGCTGTATGGCTTATATGTATGGACACAAAGTTGAATTTATGAGAAATGCTTTGGTGTGGCACAACTACAGGAACAACACGCCAGGCAGTGATGAGAAATATCGTACATTAGTTTCAGAGGAAAATAAATTAGAAGGATATATTCATAACTTTGTAGAAGTATTAGATAAAAGAGAATCTCCCAAAAGCGCAAGCGAGTGGGCACAGTATATATTAAAATTTAAAGAATGAAAAAAATTGTAGTGTTAGGAGCTGGTGGTTTTATTGGCTCACATTTAGTTAGAAAATTAAAATCTATAGGTCATTATGTTACCGGAGTAGATGTTAAATACCCTGAGTTTAGTAAGACGGAAGCAGATGAATTTTGTAAAGTAGATGCTACTGATTACTATTTATTAAACACCTGTATCTCTTCTGATACAGATGAGATATATCAGTTAGCTGCAGACATGGGAGGAGCAGGCTACATTTTTACAGGAGAAAACGACTTGAATGTAATGCTTAATAGTGCTACAATAAACTTAAACGTAGCACGGATAATTAAAGAAAAAAATATACCTATGGTATTCTTTAGTAGTAGCGCATGTATATACCCAGAGCATAATCAGATGGATGCAGACAACCCTAACTGTGAAGAGTCTTCAGCTTATCCAGCAAATCCAGACTCAGAGTATGGGTGGGAAAAACTATTTAGTGAAAGATTGTATGGAGCTCTTGCTAGAGACAATGCAACTAAAGTTCGTGTGGCTAGATACCACAACGTTTTTGGGCCTGAAGGAACATGGCAAGGGGGAAAAGAAAAAGCACCAGCAGCTATATGTAGAAAAGTTATCACAGCTAAAGACAAAGTAGAAATATGGGGAGACGGTGAGCAAACACGAAGCTTTCTTTATATTGATGATTGTATAAAAGCTACATTAGATTTCTGTAATAATGCAGTGCAATTTGAAGGGCCAATAAACATAGGAAGCGAAGAGATGGTTTCTATAAATACGCTAGTTGATTATGCGTGTGAGGTTGAAGATAAAAAATTAAACAAAGTTCATATTCCTGGGCCGCTTGGAGTCAGAGGTAGAAATAGTGATAATAATCTTTTTAGACAGAAGGTTAGCATTGTCGATTATGCTAGACCACTTAAAGAGGGAGTGGCATTAACATACGCTTGGATTAAAAGTCAAGTAAATAATTCGTAAATTTGTAAATCAATAATTGATTTATGTCATATTCAAGTTCATCATCAGCTTGTAGAACTATAAGATTTTCCTGTCCAATAGGAGCAGACACTTGTACGTGGACTGTAGAGTGTTGTGATGGAACTAAATATACTTATGAACTAGACGAAAACAGAACAGAAGATTTATGTTTGTCTAAAGGGTCTACAGTACTTCTTAATTCGCAGTATGGTTCTTGGAATGATATTAATCAAAATTGTACGACTAACTGTGGAGCAGCAGACCCCACACCTATAGTTGGATATGAATATAAAGAATATCAAAATTGTAGTAATGCTTCTGAAAAACAAGTTTTTAGAGCGGCAACAGGATACTCTGCATGGCCTACAGTATTAAGATATAATTCTATTTGTTGGGAAAATGGAACTACTGTTTCGACAGTAACAAACATAAACGTATCTAGTCTGCCAGAGTTTGCAGATTGTGCTACATGTTTAGCTGTTCCTACACCGCCTACACCGCCAGCTCCTCCAACTCCAGCTACTTTACCAGAATATTGTTTAATACAAACTAATACTGTAACCGTATCAGAGGCAGACTTATCGCTTCAAGGCGCAGGTATAGTTAGGTTATATGTAATTAATGGAGCTTATGGACAATACCAAGTTCAGCTAGGTCAATACACATTAAGCGGTGTGCCTTCAGCTCATCCTATTGCAATATTAAACAATGGATTAGAGTCATTAATATCATACACCGGTCAATATAATGCTGGAACAAAAGTAGGGCCAGACGGATACTCATACACATACTACTACGGAGATGTAACTATAAATGTAAATGGTGATTTTGGAGCAGTAAGTTACGCATGTTATTTCCATGGGTATATGGGTGGTGAAAACAATTTGGTATACGAATCAACGTGTCCATCACCAACAGACCCAACACCGGTTGCACCTTCACCTACGCCAGCGCCTACAAGTGTTGTTCCCCCTATACCGTCGCCGGTAAAAACAGAGTGGACATTATCATATAGTGATAACTCAGAGGGGTGGCCATCATTTTACTCGTTCAATCCAGACTATATGATTGGTATGAATAACTTTTTTTACACATTTAAAGGAGGTAATCTATATAGACACAATAGTAATGAACTTAGAAACAACTACTATGGAGAGCAGTTCAACTCACAAATATCAAGTGTGTTTAACATTAATCCATTAGAAAATAAAATATTTAAAACAATAAACTTAGAGTCTGATAATGCGTGGCAAGCGTATATGGAAACAGACATACAGCAAAACGGTATCATTGAAGATGGATGGTTTGAAAAGAAAGAGGGTAGCTGGTTTGCTTATGTAAGACAAGAAGGAAATGTTCCTGCGCTTCAAGGACAATATGCTTTGAGGTCAGCAAATGGTATTGGTAAAACAACTAACGTATCTGTTGATGGAGGGTTAACAACGCTTAGCTTTTCAACCGACCCCCTAGTTTCCATAGGTAGTATAATTAGTATTGGAGATTATATATACCATTCTTTACCTCAGTATACTGATTTAAATTTTGGTGGGGTAGTAACAAACATACAGGTGGATTTACAAAACGGAATCAATAAAATTTTTGTTAGCACTACTTATACAGGAGCTGTTGCTTTTCCATCTAACGACCCATATATTATGTTTATTAAAAGTTCTGAAGCTGAATCACATGGTTTATTAGGTCATTATTGTATATTTACTATTGTAAACTTTAACACTAATAAGACGGAACTGTTTGCTGTAGAGAGCGATGTAATGAAAAGCTATCCGTAAAATTAGTATCTTTGCATAGAATGGATTTTAATATAATTGAATTAAGTCCTTCTGACTATGATGATGTATTGGTAGGATGGTGGAAAGATTGGGATTGGCAACCGCCGCCTAAAGATTTTTTACCGAATGATGGGGTAGGAGGATTGATGGTTACACATAACGAAAAGCCTATTTGTGCTGGGTTTATGTACATGACCAACTCAAAAGTTTCGTGGGTAGACTGGATTATATCCGACAAAAAAATAGAGGACACCCAGTTAAGGCACGAGGCGGTTAAGTTTTTGATAGCTGTTCTAACAAACATCTGTCAGGAAAATGGAAGTAATTATATATATGCGCTTTTAAGACATGAAGGTTTAAGTAAAACATACGAAGAATTAGGATACATAAAGGGAGATTCTTACACACACGAAATGATAAAAAAAATATAATATGGCAGCATTTACAACTATCGCAGCATTGGGAATGTCAGCAGCTGGTTCAGCCTTTAGCTTTATTCAGGCAGGTAAGCAAGCTCAAGCTGAGCGTGACGCAAACAAAGCAGCAGCCAAAGCATTAGCAGAAGCAAAGAAAAAATTAGAGGTAAACATGTTAAGTGGTTTATCTATTGCTAAAGAACCTTATGAACTTGAAAGAGAAGCTTTACTTCAACAAGGTGCATCAGCACTTCAGGCGGGTGTAGAGGGCGACCCAAGGGGTGCAGCGGCTACAGCAGGTAGAGTGGTGCAAGCACAACAAGCAGCTCAGGCTCAGGTACGTGCAGATATGGCTCAAGAAATGGCGGATTTAGATTTATTAAAAGCACAAGAAGATGCAAGACTACAACAACAAAGAGTAGGTTTGGACTTAGGAGAAGCTCAGGGACAACAAATGCGAGCAGCAGATGCAAGAGCGGCACGTGCTGCGTCTATGCAAGCAGGAGTAGAAGGGTTAGTAGACGTTGGTTTAGGTGCTATGGAAAATAGAAGATTATATGCTGATACTGCTGAAGGTAGAGAAGGTAGACTTGGAAGAAGAGCTCAGAGAATTGCTAATAGAGATGGTGATGCAGCAGGAAAAGCTTTTTTAGAAAAAAAAGGAATAGATTACACTTCAATATTTCCAGAGCCAAAAAGAAAAAAAAGAATGAGAACAGGAGGTATATAGGGTATGGCAGTTGGTTTTGGATATATAAGAGACGATAAGCCTACTCAGATAGACTGGGGGCAAATCACAAAAGATGCTACCGAGGCTTTAAAAGGTATTGAAAAAGACAGGCAAGGTAGAAGAGATAAGATAGCCGAAGACCAAAAGGAGTTCACTAAGATGTTAATGGAGAGACCTATGGGTGGAGATACTAGGTATCAGAAGTTCATGGGAGAATACACAACATTGATATCAAAAGCTATGCTCGATAAAATGAATCAGCTTAAGAGAGGTGATATAACTGAGCAAGAGTTCACTACATTTAGAGGAACAGTAACAAGCGGAGCAACCGGTATGATGGCAGGAGCTAAAGCTTATGTTGAAGGGTATGATACTATGGCAGAGCTTGCTGCGGGTGATGGAGCTGCATTAACAAACTGGCAAAACGAAAAGAATCAAAGACTCTTTAACCTTGAGGGCATATCTTCAATGATTGACCCTGTAAGTGGGGAGACCACTTTCTTTGTTCTTAACGAAGACGGGGAAAAAGAGGTAGTAGATATGTCACAGTTCTTAAGGAGAAGCGTGAATCAACAAACAGCTTTTGATACAGAGGGTGAAATTAATTCAATTCTAGAGACTCCAGCAGTTGAGTTTGAAGACCAGTTTGGTGGTAAACAAAAAGGTCAATTCTTAAAACAAGTTACTAATGAAGAAACTGGTGAAGTTACTATTGAATTTGATGAAAGCATAATAAGACAAAGAGCTAAGTCTGCAGTTCAACAAAACACACATGTGTTTGATATTTTAATGAGAGATAAAACTGGATACAGAATACAAGCTTTACCTACAGATTATTATGAACTAGAAACTAAAGAAGAAAGAGATGCTTATATATCTAAACTTCAAGAAGATACTTCAGTTTTATATGTAGATAACAATGACACTCCTTTAGTTAGCGACGCACAAAGACAAGAAGCGGAAAACTATATTGTTGAACAAGTAAGAGGTAGAGCCACTAAAAGCGTGAGTGCTGCTAAATACTTAACTAAAGAAGTAACTGACACTAAATTAGAAGAATTAAAACAATCAATAGAAAAAAGTAAAGCAGACCAAAAGTATATAGAAGCTCGTACTGAAAGTGAAGAAGTGACAACATCAGAAGACTTTAAGAAAAAGTTACCTAAGATACAAGAATATTTAACTAATCAATTAGCTGCTCCAATTGAAGCTGCGGTGTTTGTTGGTGAAATGTTTTCTTTTACCGACAAAGATAATCAAGTAGCCAAAACTTTAAACAATCTTCTTTCATCGATGGGGATTTCAGCAGATTCAGCTAAGTTTTTAAAACAAAGCGTTAAAATAAAAGTTCCTAAAGAGGATGGAGGAACAAGAACAGTCACTATAGATTTAGCCGGAAAAAGCGGAATGGGAATCTTTGATGAAATACTAAAACAATTAATGATTTTACCTGAAGAAACATTAGATAAATTATATACTAGAGTAATTGACGTAAATCAGGATGGCTCAATAGATGTAGTAGGCTCTGGAGAATTAGATTAGTAGTATGAATGAATTAAAAAAATTGTACGACGTTTTAATTAGAGACGGATATTATACAAAATCATTCGAGGATTTTCAAGTGCAATTTAATGACCCAGTTTATGTTGAAAAAGTTTATGATGTCGTAAATAGAGATGGTTTGTTTACTCAAGATATAGAAGTTTTTCAAGAAAAATTCTCAGTAAAAAAAAAAGGCGATTCCCAACCAGAATTGGTTTCAGAATCGGAAGATGGTTTGTTGGAGCAACCTCAAACTTTTAGACCTTTACCCACTGGTGAGATTATTTCAAGAGAAGAAGACACAGCTATTGAGAGAACTTTAGGTAAAAATTTTGTTACAGATTTTTTCGGAGATATATACAGAGCTGCTGAGCAAGGAGTCAAGCAAGGTCAAGCAGTTGATGATGCTCTTAAAATATTTGGAAAAGGAACTAACGTCACCTCAGAAAACGTACAGGCTTTTATAGAAGCTCAAAACGCTTTAGCTGATTCTCCAGAGTCTGACGAAATGAGAAAGTTTAATGCTGACTTTGAAGAGGCAGGCGGAGGTGTATTTGGTTTTATAAAAGCATTGCTTCAGAATAGAGGGCAAATTATACCACAATTATTTGTAAGTTCAGTTACAGCCATGATGAATCCAGCTTCATTAGCTGCTGCTGGGGGAGCAATAGCTACAGGAACAGGAGCGGGTGCTACAGCTGGTGCTGCCGCAGGAGGTGTTGGTGCTATACCCGGTGCTATTGGAGGTTTTATTTCTAGTTTACCATTTGCATTAGGAGCATCCGGAGGGACACTAGAAACAGCATTATCTTTTGGAGAGTTTTTACAGGAAGAAGTTTCTAAGAATGGCAAAGAATTTACCGAAGAAGCTGTCATGGAAGTTATAAATGACCCTGAGGCTATGACTAGAATAAGAGGAAAGGCTGCGGGAAGAGGTTTGACAATTGGTATTATAGATAGATATACTTCAGGTATAGCGGGTAAAGCAGTAAAAAGTATGGGTTCAGCCGCTAAAGGAGCAACAAGATTACAAAAAGCGGGACTGGACGCTAAAAAATTAATTAAAGCTGGGGGAATAGAAAGTGTTGGTGGGGCTTTGGGAGAGACAGTAGCGAGAGGTCTTGTAGGTCAAGAGCTTGATGTAAGAGAAATAGGGTTTGAAGGAGTAGCAGGAACAGCCACCGCACCTTTTTCTTTTGCTTATGGACAATTACTTGGACAACCTAAGTATAATATAAATGATGGTATTGTAAGTAGAGAAAAAATTGAAGAAGCTATAAATAATTATACTGATGAGGATTTTGCAAAAGCAAAAATAAAAATTGAAAATGACCCAGAGTTGTTAGAGCTTGCTAAAAAAAGAAAAGATGATTTAAAAATAAGAGAGCAAGTTATATTAGAAGGACAAGCAACTCTGCCAAATTTACCAGCAAACATTAGAGAAAAAGTTATAGAGCTTGAAATAGAAGCTAAGAAATTATTTGGCAATAGAGATAAAGGTTCGCAGTTAAGGTTGGAAGAAATTGATAAAGAATTAACATCATTGTATGGGTTAGATACTGAAGAATCTATAGAAATAAATTTAGATGAAGTGACAGAGGAAGTTCCTTCAAAATCAGAAGAGATAAAAGAAAAGTTAGATATAACCAAAGAGCAAAGAAAACCTGATGTAACTGAGGCAAGTTTAGATGAAGAAACTGTTGAGGAACAGGAATCTTTAACTATAGAAGAACAGATACAAAGAAGAGTAGAGGATACAGGTAGACAGATTGAAGGTAAACCACCAGCTAAAAGGTTTAAAAAAAGAGGAGAAGAAGTTTCAGTTGCTGTAGACAATCAGATTACTGAAGTTATAGAAAACACTAACAGTGAAAATATTATAGAACAAAAAGAAACTATATTTAAAAGTATAGCTAAACCATTAAATACCTCAGAGGCAAGAAAGAAAGCTTTTCTTGACTTAGTAGATAAGTTGTCACAAAACACTGATGTATCAAAAAGAACAATCGCTAGATTGAAAACAGGTATACAAAAATCTACTTTTGATAATGCAGGAAAAGTAAGAAACAAACTTGAGGATGTGATTAAAACTTTTGACACACAAGAAAGAAAAGACTTATATAAAGAAGGAAACAGTCTGGTTAAAAAAATAAAAGGACAAATTAGAAAGGGAAGAAAAAGATTAGACGCTAACCTTGTTATTGCAGCTGAAGAATTTTTAGATATTAACCCATTAGAGGTATCAGACTTAAAAGAGTATGTAGATAAGGCAAGTCAAATAACGGAAGGGTTAAAGCCAACGAGATTAACTAAAAGAGGAGCTGATGTAGCTGCTCCATTTGTTCTTAATGATATAACAGAGTATACACAGAAAGAATTAGAATCTGAAAAAATAAAAGTTGCACAGCTTAAACAAGATGCTTTTCAAGAATTGACTGGGGTGTCAGCTGAAGAGTTGTCAATGAATGAAGTAAACGAGGTTTTAAGAAACGCTTACAACGAGGAGGTTAGAAGTCCCGATGAATTTATAACTAATGAAATAAGTCAGATTACAGGCAAAGAACAAATAATAAATACAGCAGCTGAGAACGCATTTAAAACTTATAAAACTATAATACAAAACCAATTAGAAACTGGTGTTGATACTTTCTCAGAAAGCGGACAGAAGATAAATCTAACACCACGACAAAAAAGAATTGTAAAAGATTTTATGGAGATAGATGTTACTAAATTATCTACGCCTGATAAAGTTAAAGCCATTGACGCTATAGTAAACTTTGCTGTAAATGGTGAGTCAGGCGGTATGCTAGCTACCACATCAAAATACCAAGGGGGTGAATTTGCTGCGTTAGATAACTCAAATAATTTAAGGTCAAGTGAAATTAAAAATGTCGTAGACAAAATGCTTGGTACATCCACAGGTTTATACTGGGGTAAAAACATTGCTTCACTTCCTATAATGTCTGAGTTTATGTTTGGTAACCAACGAGACTCACGTACATTCTTTGAAAATAGTGGTCTACAAAAAGTTATAAATGGTTCGGCTAACGGTGAAAGAGTAGCAACAGCTATCGGTGATTTGTATCACGCTAAATTTTATAATAAAAAGGCGAACGGTGAAGATTTTTATTCACCTGAAAATGTAACCGAAAGAGGGATGTATGGTTTTATAAACAGAACTATTGAAGGTACACCAGCTGAACAACAAGAAGAGTTTCAAAGAAGAAAAGATTTAGTAGTAGAATCATTTGAAGCTTTAAAAAACGGAAGCCCTATTGAACAACAAAAGGGAGAGGATTACGAAAAAGTTTACGATAAGATTTTAAAAGAAGCGGTGACAATTCAGGATGTTAAAGATAAGGTAGATGGAGTAAATGTAGAAGCTGTTGATTTTATAATAAATGAGTGGTCTCAAATATATCCTGATTTGAAAAACCATGCTTTAGATTTATATAATGTTGCTTTAGATAGCGACCCTAATTATGTATCTGATACGTATAGTTTATTGGAAGGTATTGATGCTCCTGATTTAGATTCCCCAATATTTGATAATCCTAATCTTAATAAAAGAAAAATATATGATAAAAAAACAGGAGTTCTTGAAAAGAATCAAAGACTTCAAAGTTTAAAACAAACTGGTAAAAAACGTTACGTAAATTTAGATTTTGATTCGCAGCAAATATTTAAAATAAGAAAAGCTTTAATTGACATGGATACCGCTGAAGGTATACAGCAATTAAAAGGTTACACCGATTCAGATGCGTTTAAACAAATCATTCCTGATAAAGCTGTCAGGGAATCTTTTTTAAATAGAATAAAAGAATATGTTAATGACAAAAGAGGAAACAAATATATATCAGAACAATCAAGAAGAGATGCAAGAAAGTTAAACAGATTAATAACACTTGGTGTATCAAGAACATTAGGTAGTGTTGGTCAATACCCAAAGCAGTTAGTTCCACTTTCAAACACAGCTGTTAATGCTGGGGGAAGAAATACTTTTGATGCAGTTAGACAATTCACCTCTAACAAAGCTTTAAGAGAATGGATTACAAAGCTTCCTTATGATATAGCTAACAGGGGTATAGAAGCTGAAGCATTGCTTGATTCATACAATACTAAATTAGAAAAGCAAGCGAGAAGTAAAAGTGGAAAGATGGTAGGAGAGCTAGACAAATTACAAAACTGGTGGTTAAAACAAATGCTTATAAATCCAGATAAGATAGCGGCTAACGCATCGTGGGTAGCTTACTATGGAAGAGAAATGAAAAGAAAAGGTGTTGATGTTTTTGCAGAAGGGTTCGATTGGGCTAACCATGAAGTAGATACTGAGGCTGGAAACTATGCGCAGCAACAGGTAGATAGACAACAAAACGTTTCACAAAGAGATTTACAAGGAGCGTGGTTTAGAAGTGATGATACCACAACTAGATTGCTAACAAAATTTTTCATTCCTTTTTCTAACTTTTTATTAAATCAGAAAAGTAGAATGTATTCTGATTTAAATACTATGACTAATAAAAACTCTAAAACACAAGACAGGCTTACAGCTGCTCGTTCACTTGGAGGACTGGCTGTAGAAACTGCTGTGTTTAATGCTATTGGGTTAGGTCTTACAATGGGTACAGCAGCTCTCTCAAATATGCTGGGAGCACCAGAAGAAGACCCGGGAAAACTTGAACAGCAAACAGCAAATAGGTTAAAAGGTAGGCTTGGAAATATTGCAGCTGATGTATTGAGTCCACTCCCACCTCTTGATGATGGAGTAAGAAGAGGTTTAAACGCTCTTATTGCATCTATATCAGATGACGAAAATCCATTTGAATTTTATACTAGTAGTGAAACATTATTAGAAGATTTAGGTTTAGGTAGTATTGTTATAGAGAAGTCATTGACTCAACCATTTGACATTATAAAAACTATGCTTTCTGGAACTTACAATGGAAAAGATTTAGATGATGACCACTTTGAGTTAGCTCAAGTAACTGCCGTTTTATGGCCTTTATATATATCAGGAGCTTTACCAGCAGAAGTTGGTTCAATTATAAATTACAATTTAAAAAGAATTAAAGACAGCGTTAAATAATTATGCCTTTTAAAAGTCAAGCACAAAGAAAATGGATGTACGCTAATAAGCCAGAGATGGCAAAAGAGTGGGAAGATGAAACACCTCCGGGCCGTTTGCCAGCTCGTTTAAACTCTCGCTCTAAATCTAAAACAAAGATTAGTCAGCGCAGACGTAGGCGTAAAATCAGAAAAGGAATGTAAGTAGTAAGTATAATAAAAGACTATTTATTACAATCACTATCACAAAATTTAGTTTAGGATTTTTCATTACAGATTCATTAGACAATTAATAGCTGTGTGTCCACCGAGAACTACACCACAACCAATAGCTTGTTTTTTAAAATGCTTTGCGTAAGCAGCTGCGTATGATGTAGTATCTATACCACACCCTACCTGCATACCAAAGACTCTAAAGTTCCTGCCTACCATCCATTCGATGTAAGCTTGCGTGTGTATGTGTCCTTGTACAGTAGACATCATATCGTTCTTTGCTTTTGTTCTAGCCGTTCCACCCTCTCCGTGTATGTACTGTACGTTGTCATACACTATTCTTTCTACCCAGTTCCATTTAGTTCCCAGCACTTCATTGTAAGACTTAATCCACATAGTTGGTATGGCTGAGGTCTGAGCTTTCCGCATTACCATTCTGTCGTGGTTTCCTATAATCACATCAGCTTTTGGAAAAGCTCTGTTCCAATCCTCTACTGTGCGTATCGCATACTCCAGTTCATCAGCTCCTCCAAGTGCGTCAGAGGAAGTTTCGTGATAAGAACTGTAATGGTTGTCTATAATATCTCCAATAAATATTACTTGGTTACATAAATACTTTGCGTAAGTTTCTTGACAGAACTCTAAGTATCCGTCAAGTTCAAATGGTGCATGCAGGTCTCCCACTACTAAGATTCTTCTCTCGTTTTTAGTTAGGTTATCGTATGCAATTTTTTTATCTCCTTTTAATCGTGGTCTAAAATCTTTATATCTCATCGTTTATTGATTCGTTAATAGTCTTTAATTTACTATTAAGAGTCAGTATAGACTTCCGAGTTTCATCATACTCTTGGTCTACCAATGTTTCATAAATCTGATTAACTGAGTCGTGAATATCCTCCATTATAAAGTTAATGTTTTGAAGGCGCTTTTTTTCTAGCGGTGTTATATTCATCTTATAAGGTTTACTGCTCTCTTAACAATAACCTTCCTGTGTACTCATCGATAGTTTTAATAGCCTTGTATATTTTACGAGACTGTTTATGTACCTTGTCTACTTCTGTCTTACTTGAGTCGCTACCTAAATTACAATAAAGGTCTGCGTCGATTTCAAAAAGAGTATCTATTTTCCTTTTTTTACTCCAGCTCGTGAAGTTTAGAATCTTTTCAATGTCATCAATGTTATAAGACATAAGTATCAATGCTACTTAAAGTTAGGAAATTTTTTCCTTAGTTGTTTTTAAATTTTGATATTTTTGTTTTAGTGTGATGTAGTGATGAAGCAAGAAATAAAACTTTTCTTCATCGGTTTTTGTAAGATAAGGGTTAGCAAACAAGAACTCGCTCTTAAGCGCAAGTCTTATCTCGTGATATAATTGCAGTAAATAATCTTCGTTCCAAGCTCTAAAGTTTTTAAATGTTTTCAAACCATGCAACACACTAGCGTGGTCTTTGTTTACTACCCCACCTATATCAGCAAGGGAATGGGTGGTAAAGCTTTTACTAAGCTGATAATACATAGCTCTTCCATAAACATAAGGTCTCTGTCTGACAGGTGTGCTTATATCAAGCTTCATATATTTATTGACATAATTTTTTATTGTTTGTAAGTCTTTAACTTGTCGGGTCGTTTTCATAGTTAATAGTTTTGTTTAGGTTTAAATAATCTAAGTATTCATCCGAAGATATGATATTGAATTTATAAAACAAAGGGAACATACTTTTGGAATTTAAATATTCTACGCTGAAAAATAAAGCATCGCCAAGTGGGACTACACCTGCAACCAATCCAAACCTCTTAGGTTTTTTCGTGTGTAGATTCTCTTTATACATTTCTGTAGCTAGCTTATCTAACTGCATAATGATTCCAGCACTATATAAGGGAGGAAGCGTTTCCAGTTCTTCTAAAAAGTTTTCTTCCATTTCATAGTAGTACTCATCCCCTGTAGACCTCTGCGGTAAATCCATATTCTTTTAGTTCTTTCATTCGGTACTCCTGAAGCTTAGACACTTTACCCTTCTTGGTTTTTATCTCGTAAAATTCAATACCATAGTCTGGGTGTAGCGCAAGCACATCTGGTATACCGTTTTTATTAGTCTTAATTAATTTAATAACAAAGTAACCATCAGCTTCCAGCTCTTTTATTTTCTTTGTCTGAATCTGTTGCTCTGTCATACTACAAATTTAAAACTATTTATTTTCTTTTTCAGCCTTCTCTTTGTCTTTGGCTGCGTCCTTCTTTAACTGCTCTATAGCTTTATCGTAACCTTTCATTCTCTTAAGAGCTTCAAGCGTTCCAACCGATAGGCTTCTGATGTTCATCATCTCTTTGATGACTTCTTGCATGATGTTGTCAAGCTTGTCTAGCTTGTTCATCATCTCTATTAATTTTTGTTCTTTCATAATTATAAACTTAGTAAATCTTTTTTGAAATGTCTGAGGGTGTAATCTTTTTTCTTGGTCACAGTTTTATATATCTTAGTTTCAATTCCATTCTCTGAAAATATCCAATACACATCACTAACTTTTGAGTCTTTGGTTGTCATCCTGTCACGAGACTGCCAGTAACTCAGAGCTGAAAAATCTATGTTGTAATACACAAGGCAATCAGCCTCTTTTAAACTGATTCCTTCACGCCCACTCACTATCTGAAGTGCTATATTTTTATGAGTCTGTTTAAACACATCTAAATCATCAGTCAAATCATCCCCGTACACCTGTTTTAAAGCGTCATATTCAGCTTTAAATTTATAAAATACTCCAATCTTCTTATTTTTAAATTCAGTGCGTATAAACTTCGCTTTTGATAAGTCTGTTACCATAGCTTTTCCGCTTTCCATTTTGACTGTGCCTGAAAAAAGCTGATGAATCTTAGACATCTTCTTTACTCCTGTGTCTCCAAGTATAACTTCTTCAGTTTTCTTACCCTCAATTATGCCATGTTGTCTCATCTCTTTAACAAACCTATATGTCAGGTCGCTCATCTTAACTTTTAGTACATGCTCATTTATCTCTGACTTAAACCCTGCCTCCTTCTGCGTGTAGCTAATCATGTATGGTTTCATTTCATCGAGTATCTCCTGTTTCCCGTCATCATAATTGTTTAAAGGATTAGAATTTATAATTTTTTTAACCACATTAACATAGTCTTTTGAGAACTTATAGAAACTTACATACTGTTTAAATGGGTTCTTTGGACAGGCAAATACTTGATGATACATCTGAGAGAAAGACTCTGGTGTTGGTGTACCAGACATAAGAATAACATAAGGGTTTTGTTTGGATATAATATCTCTTACAAGTTTAGCTCTATTGCTAGGCTTGGGATAAGCACCTAGAGTATGAGCTTCATCGAGAACTACAAAATCAAACTTACCTTCTACCTTGTGTAGGCTCTCATAATTAATAACAACCAAGTCATAGTTAGGTTTCAGCTTTTTGTAGTCCGCCTCTATCGAGCCAATAGCAATCTTTTTAGTAACAAATAATAAATTTTTTATGCCTAGCCTATCAGCCACCCCGAGCGCAGTCAGAGTCTTACCTGTTCTAACTTCCATAGACAAATAACAAAAATGGTGTTGCTCAAGTACCGTGACCGACTTCTGTATTATCTCTATTTGATAATCCCTGAACTTCAAAACAAGAAATCCTCCTCTTCTTCGGTCTCAACCGACTTTAATTCAATCCATCTACCCGTGTTATCCTTTCCGTCAATGGGTGGTTGCCCTGTCTTATACTCTGCGTATGCGTGTAGCCACTTGTAAAAGACCTGTCTGCTTATAGTCATTTTAGATTTCGGCCCATAGTCAGGATACTCATTAATGAAATCAAAATACAATTCATTCTTATATATTCTAACACCTTCCATTAACTTGTCATTTGATACTGAGTCTTTTACTAAACCACACCACTCGATAAAGTCGTGGGATGTTGCTGCGGATAGCTGTCTGATTTTAAGATTCACAAACTCACTCTCCACTAACCCTTCCTTCAGATAAATTTGAAGACACTCAATCATATAGTTATCAAACACACACCACTCATCATCATCCCAATCTCCAAAGAATAGTTTTCCAAATTCATCTTGCGGTGTAAATGATTTGTTATAGTGTTGGTATAACTCTAACTCCCACTTTCTTCTAGCAAAGGAGTTACCACTTCCCTTTATGGCATAGTTTGTGGTGATAGCTATCTTAGGGCTTTTGCTAAATGGTATCTTTATAGCGTCCTTGTTTTTCTTTTCAAGAGTCAGCCCTTCTGTTACCACACTAAACAATCTTTCAAAACTAAAGTACTTCTTGACATCATCAAAGCAAAGTATCTGAGTGTCGGCTGATACTAACTGATATGCAAACGACTTCTCAAACGCAAAAGCTTTTCCGTCAATAGTCACTAGCTTTTTCATGTGGCTTAGTGCATTCATAAATATTCCTTTACCCGTTCCGCCTTCAGGATTATCAGAGATGACTTCATCATTTAATATAACAGCAGGGCAATAAGATAAGTTCTTGTGTCCGTGCATTAGAAATCCTATCGTAGACTCCATGGACTTTGTTCGACTTTCGCTGTCTGCACACACATTATTGATGAAAGTTCTGTAATCACACTGCGTTGTGAGACACTCTTTAAATGCTCTGTCTATCACTTGGTCTTTCCAAACATACCCGTCCAAGTCTACATAATCTATGGAAGATACCTTGGTTTTCTTTACCTGAACGGCACAATTTTTAAAATATAAATAAGATGTATCCTTCGTATCTTCTATGAAATACACATCAATTGTGTTAATTAATGTGAGAAACTCCTCCTTAAAGTACCTAGTTTGCTCTGCAAAGTAATTATAAATTGACACATCTTCAATCTGATACAGGTAGTCAAGAACGAAATCTTTAATCTCTTTCTCGCTTGTATGGTCTATAAGGTTGTTGGTTACTCTTACAAATATAAAACTTTTACTTCCCTCAGGTGCGTACTTATGAAATCCGTTGTCTTCAAGGAAGCGTTTAAACAACAGCGGTACTATCTTTATAACACCCTTCTCATTCTTAGTCCAAAACTCCTCGTCTTTACCCTCTTCTGCTTTCTTGATTACTTCATCAATCTTTTCATCAGGAAGGTTTGTTTTCTTTAAATCTTTTTTGACATCCTTCTTTGGCTCGCCTCTTTTAAGTCTCTGCTTAATATTATCTATCGTCTCGGTGTCTTCATAGTATTTAGTGTTAAACAATTGAGTCTTGCTGTACGCAGAATTTATTGTAGTCTCAATCTCACTCGTAGGAAAGTCGCTAGTTGCATAGTTATTACATATTATTAAAGCTGTTGACTTGGCTATACCAAACTCGTTCATTGCCTGTGCAATTACATACACATTGTTGTTACGGCTTCCCTCTGACATGGGATAACGAGATGTCCACCACTTCACTAGAATCTCTACTAGCTTGCTTTCGTCTGAAATTTTTAGAAGAGGTTGTCCTTGTGCTAAATGCTTTTCTTCGTACTCGTCTTCTTCTAACTTTTCCCATAGCTTACTATCTTCGTTAACATACAATTGATTATCATAACTTTCATAACAAACCCTTGACACATTCTTAGATGTAGAATCAAAGTATGGAGAAGCAAAATGTTTGTTAAGTGCATTAAAATATTTCTTATGGTTGTCTGCGTCTTGAGGTATCTGAACTAATACTTTCAATCCGTTTCCTGATGGAGATACAAACACGGCAAAGACAAACTTATTTTTTTGAAACTTCGCTTTATCTTCTGCTAAATCTTTTTTCTTCTCATACCCGTCAAAATCTAAACATATTAATCCACTATGTGTAACCAGTGAAGCGTCTGCACGCTTGTTAAATGTTCCTGAAAAACAAATCGAAGGTAACTTTTTTTTCAGTTCGTTCCTCTTGGTCTTATCTTTCTCTGCTCTTATACTCTTAACTAACTCTTTGTTTCTTCCGTTTTTTATTCTGTTTAGAATAAACATAACTTCTCTATGAAAGGGAGCGTCAGTTTCTAGTATGTTCTTAAATATCGTTACTTCTTTCTTCAATTTGTTTGTAAATAAAAAAGGAGGAGGAGACAACCAATTAATATGAAAAAGAAAAAACTCTCCTCACTCCTGTTATAAATTAAATTTAATTAAAAAGGCATTGTATCCTCTTTCTTGATGTTGTACCAACCATTACCTAAATAAATAGTGTCCGTGTTAGACTCTCTTTCTTCAGGAGTTTTCGATACCATAGCCGTAGCGTTCTTACCATATTGGTCGTCGCTATCAAAGATAAGCGCAGTCATGTTAGCATAACTTCCCTTGTCTCCTTTGACTATCTTTTCTTTTGGTATCTTATCTAGGTTGATACTTATGTTTAAAGTTCCTATAACCTTTCTTTGATTACTCATATATATATATTTAAATTACTTTTTTGACATACGACGCTCGCACATCTTCAGTTGCACCTTCGCCATAATACTTCTCGTACTCTGCTAAGGCTTCGATAACTCTCATCCTACCCATTTCAAGAGTATCTTCTGACGGAGTTACTTCACACACATCATAATAAATCTTTCCCTCACTATCTTCCTTTGGTTTCTTCCCAATGAATATAAACTTAAAGTTCATACCGAACATCTCCTTGTAGAGATAGGCTTGAGAATTGTACCCCCAAGAATCAAGAGACCACTTAGTAAAATCACTTGGATTACTAGATGTAGTTTTGAAATCTATTATAACATATTGACCCGACTCATCTTTCGTAATCAGGTCGGCTTTCCCTTTGAACTGATGACCATGAAGGTCAGCTATCGTGGGTTGCTCTCTCAAACTCTCAGGGTTATTTAATAAGTCCCTGATGAACTGAGTACACGCAGTCTTGTCGTCCATTACCCAATCCGCTATGTCTTTTATAGCCATAGCTTCATTGGTTTTTAAAACAAACTCGACTTTGTTTTCTTCTAAATACTCTTTGTATTCTTTTGCGTTTCTTGTCTTTGCGTCCACCATTGGAAAGTTCTTTGCTTTGTCCTCCTCTAATAAAAGCTGATGAAAATATCTGCCCGCTTCTAAGGCTTCGTTTAAACGCACTGGCTTTCTAAACGACTTGATGTCAGAACGCAAGGCTTTGATATCACTATTGGATAGAAACTGAGAGCCAAATTTCCCGTAGTAATCCTTGTCGCTTTTTAACTTCTCTATTATCTTACTACTTTCCATACATTTCTTTTTTCATATCCTGAACTAACTTAGTATCAAGTATTACATTCTCTGACATAATAGCTACTATCTCTTCCCACTTCTTACCCTTTTTCCTATGGTTTTCTGCGCTCTTTTTCATGACCGCATAGTTCCCCTTAGTCATCTTGGTTTTCGTTGGTTTAACCTCATCATTTGCGTCTATGTCGTCGTCAGGTGCGATACCTAAAATACCCGCTAATGCGTACCTACGATAATAAGTTATACCCGCACCAATGCTTTGATACATATTCATTGACCCAAGTTTTACTTCTGCAACAGGAGTGTAGCTTGTGTCAGTCTCTCCGCTTTCTGCGTGTATAAGCGTAGTTCTTACCGAAGGTAACTGAGACTCAGGGCAAGTACATATCGCTTGCGTAACAAGTAGCCCGTTGTCCTTAAGAACAGGTCTTGTTGTTTTAATTATGTCTTCAAGTTTAGCATACTTGTAGCCATAACCCTCAGTATTCTTTTCAATCTGAGGGACTTCGTCCTGAAATTTTAAGAGTGCTTTATACAGGTTTTTCATTGTCAGTTTTTTTTGGTTCTACATCATCTATAAACTCCATATTAGAGTCAATAAATGTTTGACTAATTCCTTCTTCTAAGAATTTCTCAGTCATTATTTCTTTAAATGTTTTCTTTTTTTTCATTATTTAATTTTTGAGTTAGTTTATAATATTTTCTGAGAATTTGTTCGCGTGTCTCCTTAAGAATCCTAAGTCTCTTTGGACTTTGGTTTCCGTTCATTTCATTGGAGATACCTTCTTTTACTCTATCAAGTTTCTCAGTATACTTTTGCAGAGTAATATCAATGACAGCACCTACCCACCCTTTGTTGATGAATAGAGAATACAATCCTTTATCAATCTCAACATAATAGTTGACACTCTTTTGTGGGTCGTATATCTTTATTTCTCCTGTCATATCGTCTTTGGTTATCTTAACACCTAAGTACACACACGCTTGATAGCCGTCGCCGTCTATGTTCACGCTACCATACTCAGAGCGAGCCTGTTTAAACACTATCTCTAATTCATTAGTGTTCAATCTTGTCTAGCTTTTGTATGATGTGCAAAAGGTCGGGGTCTTTTTCTAGCTTAGATTTAAAACTATCTACTGCGTACTTGATGTTTGATACATCTTGTTCCAATCCTACTTTGTCCGTGTAAGATTTAATCTCTGTAAATCCCATTTGTCTTTTGTCATGACAAAGGTAGAACAGGAGTTGTCTTGCGTCGACTACTCCCGCTTCCCTTGACTTTACAAACAAATCAGAACTATTGATACCCAAGTGGGCACAAATATTTTCGGTGTATTGTTTAAATATATACTCTTTCATTGAATTTCTTTTAAGTCTTTGATTATTTCTTTAAGCAATCTATCTTGGTCGTAAGACATATTACCTGATGATGACTCTAACTTCTCTAGCTTTACAAGAGTGTCAGAGACTCTTTTAATTACTGCTTCCAATCTATGATGATACATTTGAATCTGCCCTTCCATTTTAAAAATTTAATAACTGCAATCTTCTCTTGTACTTCTTAGCTAAAGAAAACTTCTTCTTAGCTTCCTTAAGTAAATATATGTCTCCTTGCGGAACTCTGCAAATTAAATAAGACTTTCTTGTAGACCTTCTAATGACCTCTACATCAGTGTTGGGGTCAATCGATATTAATAAGCGTACTGCTTGGTTTCTTTGCTCCAGCATACTATCGTACACATAGGCTCTATGTAACTTCTTTCTGCGTATTCGACGCAATAAAGTTTTGAAGGGGGTTGAAAATAATGTCATAATAGTTAGTAGTTTTAGTTTCACAATCTAAACATTTGTAAGTGAGGGTCGCATATTCTCCGTGATACTCTTCTTGTATCACTTCTAAATTTTGACTTCTACACTCGCTACAAATATTTTTTTTCATTGATTATCTTATGCAAAGATATGTAATTATTTTTGAATAACAAAATAAAAAAAGAGGAACGATTCAGGCATTACATTTTTATATCGTCTTTCGTATGTTGACCCTTTCATATCAACTGCCTGACCCTCTTTTAGAGTTCGTTTAAACGCTCTTTGTCATAAAGCAAATCATAAGTATAATCGTGAATCTTATCTTCAATCTTATAAAACAATTCGCTCGCACGCTCGGTGCTTTCCGTGTGGTCTTTGTGTCGTATGATAAATTCATCATATAACTCTGACCCTTCTATCTCAGATATAAAGTCAAAAAATATATCCGATACTAATTCACTTAATCTTTCGTCCATATTACAATTCAAGTTTATCTTTTGTTACATGAAAATCACTCATTAAATTATGTGCGATATCCTCTAGCTTATCCCTATTTGGATGTTTCCAGCTAACTTCTCCCTGATTAAGAACATCTACTCCCCAATAATCTCCAAGCTGTCCGTCTTCTTCTAAATGTCCCCACGCTAAATACTTCTCAGTTTTATATTCAAAAATTATGTTTACTGAATAACCTCGTGCGTGTACATCTTCAGATAATACGTTTATCATATCATCTTCCCTTTGTTTTAAATCGTAGTCGTGTCTTTCCATAACTATATATATTTATTTATTAAATCCACACCCTCATATACATTTATGAGATGTTCTAAATCTAGTTCCGAATACTCCTCTTCGTATTGATAGAGTTCTCTTCTATTCATATTCTGAAAGTCGCAATCTAAATATGTGCCACCTCCGTTGCCGTCATTCCAAATCAGCAATCCTTTTATATTTGTCGTGCACTCATACCCTAACCCTCTTCGAGTTTTAAAGTATCGTACACCCGTTACCTTTAATTGTTTTTCCATTTTAAGTTAATTTAATGTTATTATTTTCTAAATGTTCTTTTACATAATCTTCATCATAACCGATTTCTCCTTTATAATATTGAAGCTGTACCTCAGTATCTTCATAGGGTACTATCTTTTCCTCTATGTACTCGTAATACTCTCTTGAATATTGTTTTACTTTCATCTTTTATTTTTATTAATTTCTAGTGCTTTCCATAATTCTTCCATTGCCCACGCTTGCATAGACAATAGGTTATCAACCTTCCTGATTTCTCTCTTTGGAGAATCAACAAGTTTTATAGAGGGCTTGTTTAAACGCTCTATCTCTTTTACTAGCTTTTCGATTTGTTTTGAATCAATCTGCATAGCTACAAATTTTATCTTTGACTAAATCTTTTACAATAGCGTCAAGGTTTGTGCTAACAAACTCAGCGATACAATCGTTTATATGAGATATAATACTATCCTCATACTCTTCAATCGCTTCCTCACACATACTAAGTAGTATGTCTCTTTGACTCTCGGTCAAATTATCGTAATCTTTTATTAAAAGATTTTTCTTAGGCTCTCCTAGTTCTGCTTGATATTCTACCCAAGCATGAACATCTAATCCGTCCCATTGTACTGAACAATTTTTTACTTTTTTCATCTTAAGTTAAGTTGGTATCTTTACACGCAAGTTGTAAATCTCTCCAGCTTTCCCAATCGAAAACCAAACTCTGCTCTTTAATTTGAGCGTCAAGTATATCAGATAATTTAATCTTATCTGCGTTCTTGATAACATCAGCTTGACCGACACCCGTTATAGCTGACACATATTGTACGACTATGGTCTTAACTGACCTTTCAGTTACTGCCTTAGCCTCTCTTCTAAGTTTCCAAATATCGTGTTTCATTATTAGTATTTATTGAATAATTTTGATAAAGATATGTAATTACTTTTTAATAACCAAATTATTTTACAAAAAAAAAGAGGGTGCGTTTAAACACCCTCTCTTTTATTCCGACAAAGTCGGGTTACAAACCTAAACTAATTAACAATTTCTTCCTTTTCATCTGCGACCCATTCCTCTACGACTTCGTCATCAAAATAATAGTTTTGAAAACTTATTCTAGGGTTATGAACGGACGCTCTTACTATCGTTTGACACTTCTCTTCAAAGTCGTGGTCGTAATAGTATAAATGTTCGGGGTCTATTGGATGAGAGTACACCTTTGAATCTGCCAAAGGGTCGGTCTCTACCAACCACCATAACTCATAATCGTCAGCCGTAGTTAAGCTATCGAAGATGAAATGAATTTCAAGTTCTTCTTGTATTAATTCTTCTTTTGTATGATACATAATTTGTTTGTTTTAAAGTTAGTAAATGAACAAGAGAAAGCGTTTAAACATTCTCTTGTTTTCGGTCTATAAGACCTCATCAGATTTACTTTGCGTAAATACCTTTGCCAACTCTGTGCATAAGATTTACTTTTCTTTGGACTTGGTTTAATATTTCACTTGGTATGCTTCCGTTTGAGTCGTCTTGCACACGCAAAGTCGCTTCGTAAATATCTTGCAACCAACCTGAAACCATATTATCGTCTCCAACAACTTGGTCGACTTCTTCTGCCCAAAAACTAATAGCAAATTCTTCTTTGTCAGAATCAGAAAGTTTAGTCCAATCTTCTTTGGAAATATTTATTTCATATTTTTCATTCCATTTCATAGTTATATTTGTTTAAAGTTATACAACCCCACCCCGTTTAAACAGAGTGGACGCTATCGGCTTAATGTCTTTTTATACTCGCCGATACGAGTTTACTCAAATTCCGAATGATATTTCTCATACTCTCTTTCTACCAATTCAGCCACTCGTGTAGCTAAATTGTTAAATTGAGCCGTAAGTTCAATCATCTCGTCGAACGCTTCTTTTTCGCTCTCGCTTAATGCTTCCCCATAACTATTCTTTCCGTTATAGTTTATCAATTCCTCGACAGCGTCAAGGCAATCTTGTAAATCGCTTGCAGTATTTTCGAATCTGCAATAACTCATATTACTCATAATTTGTTTGTTTTAAAGTTATACAACCCCGAGTCGTTTAAACAACTCGGACGCTTTGAGCCTAATGTGGTTTTGAATCGCTCAAACGATTTGAAAATAATTCTATTTGAATTTTTTCTAATAGCTTTTCAGCCCTGTAAATTGAATCTTCAGTTTCTTGACATTCTTGAATATCAATACTTGCTAAATAATCTTGGGCTTCAATTAAATATTTATTGATTTTAAATTTATCCATTATTAAAGTTTTTAATTGCTTTTTCTTTGTCTATATTCATACGCTTGGCGTCAGCGTCAGAAAGTGACTTGACCCACTCTCTTGTTCTGTAATTGGCTTTGCGTTGCTCAAGCCCGTGCCATTTAGTTTTATTCATAGTTATAAATTTAATGTTTGTAAATGACGGGGGCGTTTAAACATTACCCCCGTTTCGTCCACTTAGGACTCGTCAGATTTACTCTAGCTATTTAAGTTTTTAGTTTTATAAATACCTTGCTTTATATAGCTTTCTATCTCTTTTTTAGTTAAAGAAATACCTAAAAATTGCTTTAGATATTTTAAAGTGGTTGCCGAATAATCCCAATATTTTGGGTCTAATATTACCTTTCCCATAAAACCTCTTTCTTTCTTTGCTATTATTGAATTGTAGCTTTGAAAAATATAATATTTGTCGGTCTCAATTTCAAATTGATTTGGTACGGGTCTTCCACTTCGTGGACTAATTAAAGAATTAACTTTTGCTTTCATAGTTATAAAATTTATTATTTGTAAATGACTAAGGGCTGTTTAAACAGCCCGTTAGTTTCGCTCATTGAGAGCTCATCAGATTTACTTTTATGCTACTGATAGGTAGCCTTCCCCGTCATCACACGCTGGGCAATTATCCGTTATCATCATCTCAAGATTTTTTCTTGAGGTACGGAAAGAAAATTCACAGCAATTGCAAGCAACTTTTATGTTTCTTGTCGTCTGCTTTTTTGTGCCGTTAAGGGTTACTTTTTTGTGCGGGAAAAGTCCGAGTTTGTCAAGAATATTTTCTCTTAACCACTTTTTCAATTCTTCGCTTTCGGGCGTGCTTCTCATTGGGGGTAAAAGTCCAACAGCAAGCGCGCAATCTTTAAAAGCTTTTCCGTGCCCCGAAGCGCAATCGTCAACGGCGTGGACTAACTCGTGTACCAAAGTCCCGAGAATTTCAATAGAGCCCTTAATTGTTGAGCCGTCATAATTTGGCGTAATAACAATTTGGTTTATATTACCCGCGTGAGCAAATTTCCTGAAACATTGTCCGAGCGTCTTAGCGTCGCCCTTTCTGTTTCTATTGCCTCGAGTCGCCCACGAAATTGATAACTCAACCTTAGGCACTTTATAGCCTTTCGGCTTGAATAAAGATTTACGCATTATGTCAGTCGCTTCAATTAGATAATTTTCACGACTTAATTTAGATTTTTTCATAGTTATTTATTTTTAAAGTTTGTAAACCCCCCGAAATATCGGGGACGCTCTAAGCCTAATACCTCTTTAAAGTCGCTTAGTCGACTAAATCAGCCAAAGTAAATTTATAATTATGTTTAAAAAATACTTCGCCCGAATTATATAATTCATCTAGTATTCCAAAATATGCAACTTGTCCGATATTTTGAGGGTTATCCATTTCCGAAAAATCGTATAAATGTAATTCTTGAATTACTTTAATTTGGTCTGCATAATAGATTAAATGATTATCAACAAATTCGTGAACTCTATCACTTATTTTATCCTCAAATTCACGCTCTTCAATGTATCCTGCAAGAATTTCATCTTGCACTATTTCTATAATTTCTTTTTCCAGATTTTTAATATAAGTATTCATAATTTTTAATTTTAAAGTTTGTAACGCGCAAATATGTTTAAACACATCCGCACCGCTTTGCGCTTAATACCTATTTAGACAGGCGCAAACCTGTTTTTAATTACTTTAAAAACTATGTTTTTTCAGTATGTCAAAGTTCAACTTCATCTGCTTGTCTCATTGGCTTTCAAGGGTCTAATCTGCCTATCGAGTCGCCTCTTTCGAATACTATTATCTTGAATAAATCAAGAGTAATTATTGAACAAATATATAATAAATATTAATACGCTCGACATAAATTTTAAAAAGTTAGTAAAGTTTTTTATAACTAACTGATTTTAAATAACTTATAACTTTAATTTCCCCTAATTTTATTTTTCTTTTGAGGGGGTCGGCGCGGTATAAACGGGGGAAGGTTTACCCGTGTCCAATAGAAAAGGGTAAACGAAGGAAGAAGAGAGCGGAAGGAAAAACCAAATACGAGCCGTTTAAACATCCCCAAAAAAACGGCAAAAAATCAGCAGAAAAAGGTTAAAAAATCAGGGGGGGCTTGCAAAAATTTTCCGATTTTTTTTTGGCTGGCTGCGTCGTATATGCGTATATTATCCAAACACTCTAAACATCTCATATTTTTTTGTAACTTTGTAAATGCCTTGGGATATAGAAATACACAATAGAATCTCAATAGGATTTGCTTTAGGATGGCAGTATTATGCTGCAGACCCAGAGCATGACTGGACTGAGATAACATTTTTTCTAGGACTCATAAGCATCGTTATAAAATATTGATATGAAAAATTTCAGAGATATGAACAAGGCAATCACAGACGGAGAGGTTAGTAACTTCGTTGATGGGTTGTATGTTCAAAACGGGAGATTAATCAACTCACGTCCTGATGGGATGATGGGAATTGAGAAAGCAGCACAGCTTCGCAAGATGGTTAAGGCTCAAAAGAATAGCGAGCAGATTGCTGAAGGGATTCAGCGAGCAAAGATGCTCGAAAGGTTTATGGACTCATAGAGTTTATAGTTAGTTAGTTTTTAGTGTTTATTGGAGAAGCTACCTTCTAAGGGTAGCTTTTTCTATTTATTAAAGTGACGAAAATTTAACAAAGTGACGAAGTAGTGACGAAAATTTTTAAGGTCGTCACCAGTTAACTAATTAATTATTAAGTATTTACTTTTAAAAGTGACGAAATGACGAAAAAGAAGGGGGTCGTATATAAGAAAAAAATAAATATAAAAATTATATAGAGAGATATAGAGAAAAAAAGTCGTCACTCGTCACTGAATCTTTCCCGCTTTACTTTTACCCCCATTTGGTGAACTTACACTAGGAGCGCTTGGCGCACTCGGTGTGCTACTTGGTCTACTATAGCTACGTGTAGAGCTGCTCGATGAGTAATTAGGGTAATGGTTTTGATACCTGTAAGGCGTAGGATATCTATGTATGTCATAGAAATGATTATAATACGGTGAGCTGTATCTGTATACAGGAACGTATTTAATTATGATGTGTTTACCGGCAATCGTGTCGTATTTGACGTATCGAGTGTTTTTGTTTATGTATACACCCTCTGAGTCATAGAGGCCACATCCGGTAAGAAATAGTAAGATTAGGAGAATTTTTTTCATATTACAAAGTTAATTTATATATTTGAGTAAAATCTAATCAAATGGAAACAGGGGGGTACTCACCAAAAGACCTGCATTTTGCAGAGGAAGCTAGGTCAAAACTAATAAACGGGATATCGAAAATGTCTAAGGCTGTCAAGTCTACACTTGGGCCTATGGGTAATACTGTGCTAATAGAGTCAGCCAGTCATACGCATGGAATTACCGTGACTAAGGATGGAGTGACGGTAGCAAAATCCATACAGCTACTTGACCCAGTAGAGAACCTGGCTGTGCAAATGATGAGAGAGGCAGCGTCTCGTACTGCAGCCAACGCAGGGGACGGTACGACTACGGCTATAGTCCTGACAGAAGCCTTAGTTCGCCTTGGTATAGAAGAGCTTGACTATGCAGATAATAAAACCCAAGTACTACGTGACATGGTTTCTTTAACCGAAGGAGTGGTAAAGAACCTCAAAAAGCGTTCACGCAAAGTGTCAGATAAAAAACTCCACGATGTAGCGACTATATCAGCCAACAATGATAGTGATGTAGGAAAGATAATAGCTGATACGTATACATCAGTGGGTAAAAACGGAATTGTTACAGTGGAAAAGTCTCAGGGTTCTGAGACTGGGTTTGAGACCACGAATGGGTTGAAGGTAGACAGAGGATACTCATCACCTCTGTTTATCAACGACCAGAAAAAGGATGAGTGTATCATGGAGGATGTGTATATCCTTGTATCTGATGCAGAGATAAACAACATACTTGTCATTGAGAATATATTGAAACCAATTATCAATGAAGGAAAAAAATTATTAATAGTAGCGCCTTGTTCACAACAAGTCATAAACACCCTAGCGGCGAATGTGATGAAGAACAGCCTGAAGCTTTGT